CTTTCTCAAACTTTCTTACAATTAAACCCTGATCAGAAATATATTCATCGGGGTATTTTACTCTATATGCATAGTTTTTTGCTCTTGTTTCACTTGAGTCCTCATTCATAATATATGATATCCAAGTTTCAAAAAATTTGATCGGTATATAATCTTTAGCATCGACATAGAATGTCAAATCAAGTCGATCATCAAATAATCTTCTATAAGCGTGCTTCTCAGTTACGCCAGTTCTATCATTATTTGCTTCTAATGTTGTCAACTGCGATCCTGGTAAAGATGCTTCAGAACACATTAAGTTAAGTCTCTCCTGCCTTATACCTAAAGCAACCTGAAGATCTCCTGGTATGCCAATCTCCACTTCAAAATGAGAAGTCAGTGCTGGACTTAATAATAGTGTTTTAATTTGTGATACCGACTTTGGTGTTGGCATTTATAAATACTATTTGACCTTATATATTATGTATAAGAGATGGCAGAGAGTATTAAGAGTAGATATAAACCATCGCATCCTGAGAAATATCAAGGTAATCCCAACAACATTATATGTCGGAGTAGTTGGGAACGCAAAATGTGTCGGTGGTGTGACTTGAATGAGAATATTATATCATGGGCATCGGAAGAGTTTAGTATCCCTTATGTGTCACCAGTAGATAATCGTGTTCATAGATATTACCCAGATTACTTGATTAAAGTCAAAGAGTCAACTGGTAAGGTTAAGACCTATGTGATAGAGGTAAAACCAAAGAAACAAACTGCTCCACCAAAGAGACCAAAAAGGCAAACTAAATCATACATCTATGAGTGCCAGATGTATGCAGTCAATCAAGCAAAGTGGAAAGCAGCAAAGGAATTTTGTTTAGATAATGGAGTTGAGTTCAAGATCATAACCGAAAATGAACTAGGAATCAAATGAATCGTCTAGAAGGAAACCAAATCAACAACGGCACAAATGATCAGGAAGATATGATGTTGGAGATTATGGATCTCTTGAAGGATACTGTTACACCCATCCCTGATGTAGGAACAATCTGCACTTTTGTTTACAATGCAAAGACTCCTGACATTAGATATGATCAGCACCCGCTAGTTGCTGTGACTGAATTATTTCAATGGGGATTCCGTGGACTTAACTTTCACTGGCAAGAATATAGACAATATACTTGGGAAGAACTTACTGGACAAGTTTATATTGTGCAACGAAATGAACTAGATGATTTACTTGCGATACCATATGCAAAGTTTGTAACTAAATAAATAAAAAGTTCTAGAAAATGAGCGTAAACTGGGATAATTTAAGAGGAGGATGGGTAGATGAAAGTGGCTCATTGAAAGCCAACTTTCCAGTACGCCAATCTCGATATAGTCGCACTAGTGGTTTAAGGACTGAAAATCAAGCTCTTGTAGATAATACAACGATGGTTGCCGTCGTAAACCCCAAAAATGGTGCCTTTGATGTTTATGATACTGATATTTTTGGAAGAAGGTCAATAGTTTATACATATAATCCATCAGATGGAAGTAAAAAAATACATGATGAAAATTTATTTCAACGCTCTTTTAAAGGAGCTTATGGAGTAGAGCAATATAATACTTTAAATAAATCAATAAAGCAAGCAACATTAGATAATTTAGAGCGACACAAATCTCAAGGCACTGTAGAGGGAGATTTACGAGACATTGGGCAAACAACTGGATATCAATCATATGCTAATACAGCAGATCTACCACCACCAGAAAACCCTCCAGGTGGAGATGATCCAGATCCCGATTCTCCAGCAGCAAGTCCTGAAAGTCTTGCTCAAGCAAACCCAGCACAATTGTCATCGGCAGTCGGACAAGCAGCAGGAAAAACTAGGAAAAAATTTCCATTAAATTTAAGATATCCATTAGATCTAGCAGAACAATCTCAAGATTTCTTGAGGATTGAAATGGTTGAATATCAACCAAGAGGATTTGGTCCAGGCCCAGGTGGTAATCTTAGTTTTGCTCCAGGTAGACCTGCTCCTGGTCCAGCAATTGGAGGAGTCACTTTACCAATTGCAACTCCATCAGACACTAATGCTGTGCAATTTGGTTCTGAAAATATGAATGCTCTTGAAGCAGAGGCAGCACTAGTTGCTCTAGCAACAATGGGCAAAGGTGGTAAAGGTCTCGCAGAAGCTGCTACAAGTCTTGCTGATAGAATAAAAACTAATAGTTCAGAGGTTAAAACTGCTCTCACCGCTTTCTTCACAGGTGCAGCGACTGGAACAGGACAACAAATAGTACAAAGAGCAGCAGGTGCAGTCTTTAATCCAAATATGGAACTGCTGTTTAATGCTCCATCTTTGAGACCTTTTACATTTTCATATAAATTAACGGCAAGAAGTCAAGATGAATCAGATATGATTATTGGAATCATTCGCATGTTTAAGCAGGGAATGGCACCACAAAGAACACCATCAAACCTTTTCCTCAAAGCTCCTCACACTTTTAGATTGTCATATAAACAAAAAGGTCAAGATCATAAGTTCTTAAATAAATTTAAAGAATGTGCACTGCAATCAATGAATGTTAATTATGCTCCAGAAGGAACATATGCAACCTTTAGTGATGGTAAAATGGTTTCTTATCAAATAACACTGCAATTTCAAGAACTTGAACCAGTATTTAATGATGATTATGGTGAAGGAACTGGTCAGACGGGTCCAGATACAGAGATAGGTTTCTAAAATGGCAAATCCTTACTTCCGCAATCTACCAGATTTTGAATATGTCAACACTACCCCTGATGGTAGAAGCATATCTGATTATGTTACTGTAAAAAATCTGTTTAAAAAAGGCAAATTAAGAGAAGACATTCTTCAAGAGTCAACTCTTTTTCAAAAATATACAGTTCTAGGTGATGCCCGACCAGATAATGTTGCTAATGATTTTTATGGTGACCCAACTCTAGATTGGGTTGTCTTGCTTTCAAATAACATCATCAATGTGTACAATGAATGGCCATTAACGCAGAGTGCATTTGATGCATATGTAACAGAAAAATATCTTGATGTTTTTGAGGATGAACCAGCAGCAACTTTATACTCTGGAATTCATCATTATGAATCAAAAGAAGTAAAAGATAGCAATGGGGCTGTTATCTTCCCTGCAGGATTAGAAGTTGATAATAATCAAAGTGTTACTTACTATGATTCATTGACAGGCAGAGAAGTTAGTGTCACAAATATTTCTATCCCTGTCACCAATTATCAATATGAGGAAATAATAAACAATCGCAAGAGAAATATCTATCTCTTAAAACCAAGTTATCTCAATGTTATCTTTGATGATCTGGAAGAAATGATGGAATACAAAAAAGGTTCCACTCAGTATGTGAGTGAAACCCTTAAGCGTGCTGATAATATCAGACTGTATCAATAATCATTCATCAGCAAGTTTCTGGAAGTAAGACAGAGCATCGTCTTCATCTTCATCCCTAGAGACAACTGCTGCTGCAGCAGGAGGCTTGCTTGATTCAAAGTTAGGAGTGAATGAACCGCGATCGGTTTCTTCATCCTCAACCTCTTCATCAAGACGAGGACGGGAAGGAGACTTCTGACCCAGAACCAGTTGCAAACGATTCTGCAGTTGCTCATAGGTCTTAAACTGATCAGCAGCAGTCAGACCAGCCAGGGAATACTCTTTCTTCCAGAGTGATTCCAGTGCATCGTCATCCTCAAGCAGAGGAGAGACACGATCAAACTCGGACTTGTCATAGTTCCAGTAACCATCCTTACGGACGATCTTCAGTTTGAAGTTAGCACCTTGCCAGAAGTCAAAGGGGTTGATAGGAGTCTCATCCTCAAACTCTGGTTGCATTGCTTCCATGATCTTATCAAAGATCTTCTTACCGAACTTATACAGGAAGACACGACCTTCGTTCTGTGGGTTTGCTTTGTCCTGCACAACATAGATGTTGGCATAGTAGGACAGTTTACGCTTTTGCTTACGTGCAATCTCTTTGTCAGACTCAACACCGGAGTTCCAGAGTTGACTGTTGTGTTCTGACACAGGATCCTTCTGACCGATAGTGGTCAGGGAGTTTTCAATGTACCAACCACCAGTGCCTTGGAAGGCATGGGTGTACATCTTTGCCCAAGGGAGTTCTTCTCCTTCAGGTGCAGGCAGGAAACGGATGACTGCAAAACCATTACCAGTTTTATCTACTTCTGGTTTCCACAGGCGGTCATCACCACCACCACCAGTATTATTCATCTTCTCAACTTCCTTCACCAGTTTAGAGGTGAGAGAACCAAGACCAGATTGCTTTTTAAGATTTGCGAAAGACATAGGATTAATCGGATTAGTTTGGATTCGGCTTATGTGTACAACGGTATTATAGAGTTAAATGGAACCGTTGTCAATTTGTTGTCTCATGATGATGAGCATCTCTGACATCTTATTGAAGACGACATTCATGTCAACACCCTTAGAGAGACCCATCATTTGAGCAGAGTCAGTGATTCTTTCTAGCATCATCTTCGCTTCAGGATCATCAGATAATTTGAGACGAGCATAAAGAATCTTTTGTTTTTCTATGAGTTTTTCCAAGTTAGAGACTTGCTCCAACTTATCATCATTACTCATATATGGAAAGTGCATGAACTTACCATAAACTTCATCTTGAAGTTCACTAATTTCAGTCATCTCTGACCGAACAATTTCAGAGTCAAAGAAACTCATAGGACTACTCTCTTAAGAATTTGCTTATAACGTTGTACATCAATATTTAGAAAAGGAGAATATTTTTTCATTCTCATACTGACGGTTTCCCACACTGGGTCTTTGAGATGGGAGTCAAAGTTCTT